TGCTGACAGCAAGAAGACCGGGAAGACTAGCATACTGAGCCAAAGTCCAAGTACCTAGCTTAACACCAGAATCACTCATCGCACGGAGATAATTCTTCTTCGAAAATGTTGCGGACACAGAAGTATCAGCTACATCGGAAGCAAAATTATCAGAATCAACGGTAAGATAAGCTCGTTCAGTGTCTTTCAATTGCTCAGGTTTGTCGAGTAACAATGGGACCAAGGGGGCCAATGAAGAGGCCACGGGGGCAAGGTCCTTGACAGTACTCGTACCGATTTTGAGCAAATCGAAAAGAGCACCAGCGAACGTGCCAATTATCGGGATAGAGGCCAATGTTGGCGCAGCGGAAGAGAAGGGCACAGAAGTACCATCTCCACGCTTAGAGGCATCAACAATAGGCGAAGGGGCAAAAGTAGAGGTTAGTTTACGACCTCCATTCTTACCCTTGCTCTCGATATTCATTACCATCTTAGACTGATGGGTGACACCAGGTGCAGTGCGCAGCGCCGTAGGGGGCGGACTGGCATTACGCTGGTCTTGATTGAATTGGAGAAGAGGATCACGGAAGGCGCCAAATATTTGCACCTCCAGGGTGTCCGGCAAAGTTGGAGAAGAAGGATATAGAGGGGTCAATACCTCTACGACGACGTGAAGATTTTGAGAGGGAGCGTTCGGCTGAAAGGTGCCAAAAGTATTCAGAAAATCTTGGGGCCATGCATAGGGAATATCAATCTCGGCGGTCTGTTGCGTAGAGGCAGAGAGGACGACAGGATTAAGGAGAGCGCGTTGTTGGCGAAACTCTCCATAAGTTCTGTCTCCTGTCCACCAGGTAACTAACAAAGATCCGGAATAAAACTGATTGGTATTGATACGAACCGCAAGTTTGAAGTTGCTGCGGTACAATCTATACTGCTTCAAGATGGGTGAGTGCTCGTCATTATTGCGGAGCAAATCCTCCAAATCTCCATACCAAAGGATACCGGGTGCATTTACCTGCCAATTAAACTTGGCAAGTTGACGCAAACGTGATAGCATTTGAACTGGGGTTTGATCGGGAAGAGAAAGAGGGTGGGGAATGGGATCC